ATGGAAACAAACGGAAATGTAATTACTGAATTACCTTTAGTGCTAGATGTTGAATTAAAATACATTGCACAAATGAATGAACTTTTAGAAAGTATAAAAAAGATATGTGATAAACACAATCACATACCTTATATAAAAGAGTTGAAAGTTTCATTAAAATTCAAAGATAATACACTCTAAATCAGAACCGAATATTTCAAATGTAGAGTTATCATAATAGAATTTATAGAAATATTCATCATTAGATAAAGTTTTAAATTCTTCTTTTTTAGTTAACGTGATTTTGTTAGGAATGTTATCTAAAGAAGAAATATAAAACATAGGAATATACTCAATTTGAAATACATTTTTTAATATGATTTTTCGTTTAGTATTATTTTTGAAATAGTAAATATGAATCATATAATTCACCTCCTTTAAGGTAATTATAACATGAAAATTAATAAGGAGATAAGTAAACAATGATTGTTTTAATTTGTATCCTAGCATCATTTATAACAACGTTAACTATGATGATATGGCACTTAAGAAAAATTAATAAGTTATTAACTGTTTTATATACAGAATATTCAAATTTAACATTATCTTTAAAAGAAGAAATTGAACAGTAGGAGGAAACAATGGAAACGGAAGACTTAATAAGAAAATCGAAAAATTTAGATAAAAAACTTAATGAAATGTTTGAGGCTATAGAACAGCAAATTAAAGAATTTATTAATGCTGAACCTGACTTAACATATAAAGAAATGGATACGATACTTGACCGTATTAGACCTTGGATAAGATGTTATGAACAAGAAGTAAAAACGAAGTTAATTGAAATTATCAAAACACATTTGAATAAAGTTATGAATGAGCAAAAAATTTCGTCAGTAAATACTGGAATAAATACTAAGGAGGAAACAATGGAAATTAAAAACACTATACCTGATTTTAGTAAATTTAGTAATGAAGAACTTTTTAAATGTTTATGGAATATAAAAGTGCAATTACCTAAATATACATGGCAAGACTATATAGAAAACATTGATAAGATGTTTTTAAGTAGAGAAGTGCTATATAAACGAAACATTGAGTTTGAAATAAAAGTAAAGTAAGGCACAAAAAAGTACCTTACCTTATAAAAATTATTCAATAACTTCAGAAGAAAAATCGTTAACATTATCGTTTTCAATATCTTTGTGAATTTGTTCGTAAATAGTATTGTATCTTTCGACGACATTATATTCAGATACTTTACCATCATTGATATATTTTTCGATAATTTTTAACGTTAGAACTTCTGTTAGTTCTTTAGTATTCATAAATAATTACCTCCTATATTACTTAGCAAATGAGCCTGTAAGGTAATTATAACATGAAAATTAATAAGGAGATAAGGAAATGGAAACACAAGTAGTAGTGAAAGTGAAACCTAGTATTGAATTATCTGATAGAGCAATAGCTAACTTAGAGAAATTCTTTACTAAACTATTTAGAGAACAACCTGAGTTGTTTTTAGAACAACAGGAAAGAAAAGGAGCTTAACAATGAATAGAGTTAAACAACGTAAATTTAACAACCTGTACTGGACTTATGCAGTCGTAACAATTTGCATGCTAGTATTGAGTTCTTTTGAATGGAGAACTATTTTAGGAGCATTCCTAATTATAACTGGCATTACATTTTATGGTTTTGATGAACGAGGGGAATTTGCATTTCCTGATATGGAGGAAGAAGATGAGTAAAAAACATTATGATTATGTAGACAAAATTATTGATTGGGCAGATGAAAGAGGTTTAAACAAAGTAGAAATTTTACCTATGCAACTTGAGAAATCAAGAGAAGAAAATGCAGAATTAACACAAGCTATCACTAAATATGAGTTAGGCAATAAAGATGCGATAGTAGAAATAAAAGATGCTATTGGAGATATTTATGTTACTTTAGTAGTCGCATTAAAATTATTAAAACGAAGAGATAGTGTAATTAAACTTTTCAGAGGTATTGTTTTATGGTATTCACATGATGAATTAGATACTGATTGGAACTGTTTTTCAGAACTACTTAGAACAACAGATACTGATTTATATAAAACTTTTATTAAAGAAGAAAAAATAGAAATAGAAATGTTTAGAATGATGATAAGTTATGTGAATTTACTTGATATTATCGCTAAAAAGTACGATTTGGAGTTAGTAGAATGTGTTGACTATGCTTATAATCAAATCAAAAATCGTACTGGAAAAATGATTGATGGAAGTTTTGTAAAGGATAAATAAGGGGTAGGAAATGACTATAGAGAATATTAATAAACCGAACCCCCAACACTATAAAGTAGAACTAAAAAACGTACCTGCAGTTATCAACGGACAAGAGGTTGTAGTAGATAGCATACAGCTTGAAACAAGACATATTTTAAAAGATGTAGTAAATGATGCTAATATGACTCACGAGCAAGCAGCATGGTACTGGAGTGTTGGTAAAAGGTATTTTAGATTATGTAAGAAACATGATGAACCAACAACTGATATTAAGAAGATAATACAAGAATCAACATTCTTGATTAGTTCACTATTAGGTAAAGAGTATAAAGCACAACTATTAGATGAACAAGGAAATGATTTATTAAACGAAAGAAAAGAGGATAAATAAGATGGAAATTAGAATTGATGAAAGATTAGTAGATGTATTTAATGAAGTTACAGAAAAAAGTGAACGTGCTTTTAAAGGAGAAAAGAATTTAGAGAAAGCTATAAATAGTCATTTAGCAGAGTACTTTAGTTTTATTTTAAGTGAAAATGATGGTTTTTTAACTGAAGAATCAGAAGAAAAATTAATGAACTTTATTGTAGAAGACATTAATAAAGATGATAAAGTATCACCATTAGATAAACTTATAGTGAATTTAATGATTAAAGCTACAAAGAAAAAATAAAGAAAAGAGGATAAATAAGATGGAAATTAGAATTGATGAAAGATTAGTAAGTATATTCAACCAAGTAGTAAAAACAGATGAAGTATTTTTCGGTGGAGAAAAGAATTTAGAAAAAGCTATCAATATACAATTAATGGAGTTCTTTTGTTATCTTGCTAATGAACACGACGTATTAACTGAAGAATCAGATGATAAATTATTTGAATATGTTGCTGAATATAAATTAAAAAATGATGAAGAAGTTGAAGAAGCAAAATTAAAGAGAATGATAAGCAAATTGATGGCTAGAGTTACTAGAATGACAGGAAGATAAAAGGAGAGTTATATAAATGGAAAATAGAATTGATACACAAGATGCTAGTGTTTTTAAAAATTTAAAAATCGAAGGTAATACTCATAAAATACTTGAGAAATTATGTAAACGTTTAGGTGTGAACATTTATACTATGGCTAACTTTATGTTGACTAAAGGAATTATATCGTTTTTAGAAGAAACAGAAGATAAAGGTACGTTTTCAGAAGATGAAATGTTGCATATTTATGGTATGGATAGTTCTTTAGAAATAATACTATCAGATGAGATGAGAAAACATGCACTTAGAAAAATGATTGAGGGTATGCTTGAAGTTTTAAATTAGGAGTAATCGTTATGAATATACCGAATTTTAGAGCTTATGTTGATAATAAGATTTATAGCGTGGTAGGTTGGAACGGAAGTTTTATTATTTTGAGTAGAAAGTTTGAAAGTAAGTATGTTCAATCTATTAATGTTAAAAGAAAAGATGTAATTATCATGCAAGGTAGTGGCATTGAAGATAGAAAAGGTAATGAAATTTTTAATGGAGATATTGTTATAAATTCTGATAAAGATATTGGAATTGTTAGATTTAAAGATGGAGCTTTTGAAGTCGATTTTAAAGAATATATCCCTGCTTTATTAGGTTTAATAAATGATGATTTAGAAATAATTGGGAATGTTTATAAAAATAAAAAATTACTAGATAAAGTTATAGATAAAAATAAAAGTGTAATTTGTTTAAATAAAATTGAAAAAAGAATTGCTAAAAAAAGGAAAAGAACGTCTAAAAAGACGTTCAAGTGATTAATTAAATTATATCCTATTTGCTTAATAAAAGCAAGAGAGAGGATAAAAGGAGGTGCTGGGAATGCTATTATTTGATGAACAACCTATTGTGTTTGATAGAACGTTAGCAAGAGAAATAGGAGATAGACATGCTACTATGCTGCAACGTATTCATTATTGGGTAGAAATAAATAGGAAAAATGCTAATAAACACGCTTTTAAATGTGGACATTATTGGACTTATAAGTCAATAGAGAGATGGCATGCAGAAGATTTTGATTATTTATCACTATCTACAGTTAGAAGAACTTTTGAAGATTTAATCAAAGATGGTTATTTAATAACTGGAGAATATAATAAGTTACGTTCTGATAGAACAAAGTGGTATAGAGTTAACAAAGAAAAAATTGAAGAACTTTATAATAAAATACAAGAAAAAAAGCAAATGTTAAATAATGCAAATGCAAATACTCAAAATGAACAAGTGCAATTATCCAAAATGGAATGTTCAGAGATGTTCAAAATGGACGAACCATTACATAAGAATAATATAAGAATAAATAATATGAATAATATATCATATCATTCATCAAGTAATAATATTATATATAGCGAATCTGAACAAGTGACTGATGAACGATTGAATGATAAAGAAAATAAAAATATTAGTTCTAGAGAAAAATACAATAGACAATATTTTAAAGATAGCTTTGGTTATAACCGAGTCAGTAAAGATGAACAAGAGGAAATCGATAAATGGATAGACTATGCAGTTGATATATGTTTAAAAGTACCTAGTGAAATGGTTCACATAGGTAAATTAAATGTTACAGCAGGAGAGCTTAGAGATAGATTATTAGAATTAAGGTATGAACATATTAATTATTTGTTATGCAAAATAAATCCTGATATTAAAATCTCTAATCATAGGAATTATATGTTATCTATCATGTTTAATGCGAAAGAACAATATGAGAGCAAATTATCAACCAGCAGCAAACCAGTAAGTAAATCTTACAACAGTAAATATGTTGCTCCTACACCTGAATACCTAGAGAAAAGAATTAATAATCGTGGTAAGACTGGAGAGAGAGTAATAACTCAAGAGGATGAAGATGCTTATGCTGAACTAATGAAAGAGTTAAGTAAAGTTGAGTAAAGTTGAGTAAAGGGAAAGAACAAGAAGACGTACAGTGATAATTTTCAATAACGGAGGTTATCAATGGAGTTTGTAGAACCACTTAGAACTCAAGAAGAATTAGATGCTATGTATTATTACTTTAAAAATAGAAGTGAGCGTGACTTTTTACTTTTTTATATGGGGATAAATGTAGCTTTTAGAATAAGTGATTTATTAAAGTTTAAGGTAGGAGATGTTAGAGGACGCGACAAGATAAAAAGACGTGAAATGAAAACTGGGAAAATGAGAGAAATTGATGTATTACCTCAATTAAAGGATGTATTAGATGAATATTGTGAAGGTAAAGATGATGAGGAATATTTGTTTAAATCGACACGATATAAGAACTCTAATCGTCCTATTACAAGAACTCAAGCCTATAGAATAATAAGAGCAGGTGCGAAAGAATGTGGTATAAGGTTTATTGGTACACATAGTTTTAGAAAAACTTTTGGCTATCATTATTACAAAGATACGAAAGATATAGTAACGTTGATGCAATTATTTAACCACACTGACCCTAGTATTACTTTGCGATATGTTGGAATAGAACGAGATGAAACAAGTAAAAAATTAAGAAAATGGGGAGGTGTAATGTAACCTCACTTTAAAAATAAGAGTAATATGTATCATAAAAGAGGAATGTTACTTCATTATTTTAAGAATGCACTCTAAATACTGGTAGTAATAACGTTTCTCTAGTTTCAATGTATGTGTCACTTTATAAGATATGATACATATATATTTAATAAATCAGTCAGTCAATCAGTCAATCAATCATAAAAAACAAAGGAGAATTAGTAAATGATTAACAGTGTAATTTTAACTGGAAGGTTAACAAAAAATATAGATTTAAGACAAACAAGTACAGGAAAAGCAATGACTTATTTTACTTTGGCAGTAAATAGAGTTTTTAAAAATGAACAAGGAGTTAGTGATGCAGATTTTGTTACTTGTGTAGCTTTCGGTGTACAAGCAGAGAATATGGCAAGATATTTAACTCAAGGAAGTTTAATAGGTGTAGAAGGTAGAATTTCTACAAGGAATTTCCAAGGTAATGATGGCAAGACTGTTTATGTTACAGAGGTAATTGCTGGGAATGTATCTTTCTTAGAAACTAAAAAGCAGCAAACTAATACTAATCAATCGTTAGGGATGCAAAACTATCAACAGCAGAACAATTCTAATTTTAACGTTGATAATAGTGGTTTTGATTTTACAGGTTTTGAAGATATTATTAATCCATTTCAAGGAAACTAATGGAGAAAATTTAGAATGTATGAATCTATATCGACAATTAAGAAAATATTAAGTGGAGAACATTATTATTTTAAAAATGTATGGAGAGTAACCGTTGAATACAAAGATAAACTTTATAACTTTGATAAAGATAAAATCACTAATTTGAATGATTTGCAAGGAGTAAAATCTATACCTATAGAGTTTTTAAATTCTAGCACGGAAGTATATGTATGTAGATTAGAACTTAAAGAAGAGGAAGAAAATAATGAAGACTAAAACAGATGCTAATGTTACAGATAAACTTGCTAATCTAACGGAAAGTCAATCGTATATGGCAGTTGAGTTTGAGAAGATGCAAGAGGAGATGAGAATCTTAAAAGAGTTGATGTTTCATCTTCAAAATAACTTTAGAGCAACGAAAAAAGAGTATAATTGGTTGTTTGCTAGCAGGTTAGATATGGTGGATAAAAGCATAGACAAAGTAAAACTAATGTTGATAGTATGGTTTATTTTTACACTTGTAACAACAGTATTAGGTGCAATATATCAAAAGTAAAGGAGGATATGCTAATGGGAAATTATCAAGGTATAGAGTGGTATTATCTACCTAGTGAAGAAGAACTAGAAGAGAAAAAACAGTCTACTATGAGTAGAAAATATGAAGGATATATTTACGAACAAAATTGTTATTTTGGTGGTTGGCAAACTAAATATCGTTTTGAAAATGGATATGGTGCTAGTGTAATTAATCGTAATGGCAGTTATGGACTTGAGTTAGGAGTTTTATATGATGGAAAGTTAGATTATAGTACCCCTATCACTTCTGATGTAGTAGGTTTTATTGAGAATGAAGAAGAGTTAGATGAATTTTTACAGCAAATTAAGGAGTTATGATGGGAAGACTAGAAAAGATATTAATTATACTTTGCTGTATCGTAGCTGTATTCACGTTAGGAGTGTTTGTAGGTGGTTATACAGCAGATAAGAAGATAGAAGAACTTGCTGCTCATAATACAGCACAATATCAAACTATACAGCAGCAAAAGGAACGTATTAGACAATTACAATTACTTAAACAATATAAGGAGATTTACGGATAATGGAAATGATAAAAAGAAATGTATTTGGAAGTGGTACTAGTGTGTTTAGAAATTATGATAAGTTGAGACGTAAACAAGAGTTCGAGTTATTAAAAGATGTTTGTAAGTATGAATATGGAATTGATAATGTTTATGAAAATTGTTTTGAAATTCCTATATTCAATAGAGGTAAAAAAAAGATTTTCGCCATACAAATGCAAAATAATCAAGATAAATTTAGAGTTGCTATATATTTTAAAAATAGTCATATGTTAAATAGGTATAGTAAAAGTCATGGAGAATACACTAGTTATACACTTACATTAAGTGAAACAAATATCGTTATGAATAGATTTATAGAAAGTATGGCTGACTTCTTAGGTAATTACGACTTATATTTTATTGAAACTACAGAAGAAGAATTAGATGAAACGTTTTTTGAAACAGAAGAAACGTATGACAAACTGAAAAGAGGTATATATTAATGAGTAAATTTATAAAAAAAATAGAAAAAGAATTGATGATTATTAGTTATAAAGGTGATTTTAGTAAAGATGATGTAGTTAATGAACACAATAAAGAAATGGAAAAATACAAAGAAGACGGTTGGGATGCTAATATAGAAAAAATAATCATTTTTGAAGATGGTTTAACTGAGTTAATTATAACACTTAAAAAAGATGGAGATGTAGTTCTATATAAAGATTAAATATATAGGAGGATAAATAATGAAGATTGAAGATGTAGAAAAAGCTGATAATTTAATAAGAAAACTAAAAAAGGTAGATGATTTATTAAAAAAATCACAACTTACTGGATATTATGTTGAAGTGAGTTTAGCAGATGAAAATATTTATTTAAACCAAGGAGGAAAACAAAAAATTTTAGAAACAGTAAAGGAAATTAGAAAAGATATAATTCAAGAATTAGAGAAGATGGGAGTAGAAATATAATGATGAAAAATTTAAAATATGTAGCAAAGATAGAACAAAGTATAGATATTCTACAGGATGGAATCAACGATTTTATCGTTAATAATCTAGAGCAAAATGAATATATTATTGATATTAAAATGGTTAAAGTAGGAGAAACTGAATACCCTGGAGATTATAGTAATTTTAATTGTAAAAATAAAGATTATGATATGGTAGCATATTTATTTATAGGAGAGAAATAATGAATTTTAGAGAAATAAGAAAAGCCAACGACTTAATAGATGAATTAAAAAAAATTGATAGTTTTATAATAGATGTTCAATCTCCTGTAAGAACTTTAAAGATATGCACCAAGTTTAACGAAGTAACATTAGATGGAGAACATAGAATTAAAGTTATACAAGTAATATTAGGAATTAGAGGCGAATTAGCTAGAGAATTAAAAGAATTAGGTGTAACGGAGGAGTAATGATGAAACGACCGAAAGCATATATTAAAGGTTTAGATATAGTGCTACCTGCAGAAGTTATTAATTACCATGAAAAAACAGTAGAAGTGTATTTTAATGATAATGCAGATAATGTACCTTATGATTTTGATGAAGTTGAATTTATTTGGGGTACAGGTTTTAAAGATAAAAACGGAAAAGAAATTGAAAGTGGAGATATTGTGAAAACAGAGTTTGAAGATGTTTTTTCTATAAAATTTAATAATGTTTATGGTTTTTGTGCAATTAAAGACGATATTAGACGTTACTTTGCAGAAGAAGAATTAGAGTATGAACTTAGAGAAACATTATCAAAAACAGAAGTAATTGGTAATATTTACGAAAATAAAGAGCTATTGGAGGAATAAATGATGAAAAAACAAAAACTAGGTTTAGTATTAACAGAGTATGAATTAAAGGTACTTAAACGTGCTTTTAAAGAGTATCAAGAACGATATGGATATAGTGGAATGGATAGAAAATTAGGTATTAAACTAGATATTTTAAGTGATTTAAAGAACGAGGAAAATATAAAATATAAAAAAGAACTTATTAGAGATAATGAGAATAGAATTGAATACGACTGGTATATAAAAGAAAAACATGGAGAAGGTATGAATTGTACTATGTTTAGAGTGGAGGAATAATGATGAAACAACCAAAAGCATTTATTATAGACTTAGGAATAGTAGCAGAAGTAACGAAAATAAATTATTCTGATAAAGAAGTAGAAGTATATAACAAACATAATGCAGCTTTTGATGACCCGTCAACTGGTTTTGATTTTTATTCTTTTGATGAAGTGGTTTTCATGGAGAATACTGGTTTTAAAGATAGAAACGGAACTGATATACATGTAGGTGATATTGTGATGGATGATGATATTACTGATTTATATTTGATTAAAAAGCACATATTTTATCACGCTTACACAACGGAAGATGTAGACGGAGAATCCTTTTTTAATTCACATTGGAGTAAAGATGTTGAAGTTATAGGTAACATTTACGAAAACAAAGATTTAATGGAGGAATAAAGATGAAATGGAATAAATTAACTGTAATAGAGCTAACTAAAGAAGAACAAGAAGAGTATGGTTATGAAAGGTTATGGTATGGACCGATACCTGAACTTGATGAAGAAGTACTAGTAACTTTTCCTTTGTCTTCAGGAAAGTTTGTTGATACCTTTATCGATACGTGGGTAGAATTTGAAGTGGGAGTAGTTTTTGAAAATACTGATAATGATGTTATATACTGGATGGAATTACCAAAATATAACGGAGAATTAGACAATTAGGAGGAATAAAATGAGTAGAATTATAAAAATGGTAGATGAGATTAAGGAATATTACAATTTAAACGATACATTATTAGCTAGTGATTTAGGTATTATGCAGCAAACTATACGTGGCTGGAGAGATGGTAGACAACCTACTTTACCTAACTATAATAAAGTTAAAGCTATGTATGATAAGATGCAGCAGGAAGCAGTAGATAATTCTATAGTACAACGTTTTGAAGCATTGGAAGAGAAGGTAGAGAAGAAGCCTTATGAAGTGGAATTACCAGAGGATATAGAAGAATATATGTTTTTAAATGAAAATGGACGTACTGGAAAAATATATATTATTCATAAAAAATGGGCGGAAGAAGTATATCAACGTGGTTTAGCTTTCAAAAATAGAAAAGAACTTGAACAATACGATAAAGAACGTATATTACTATTTAAATTTCACAAGTGGGCAGAGGAACATAATGGAGAGTGGATACCTAACTGGAATGAAACATCTAAAGCTAAATACTGTGTTGAATATAATAATTATACGGGAGAATTTTTAGTAGATTATTATTCTGGAATACTTACATTTTCAAAACTACCTTATTTCAAATCAGAAGAAATAGCAGAACAATTCATTGAAGAGTTTGGAGAAGAAATTAAAGAGGTGCTTTGCTAATGGATGAATTAATGCAGAAAATAACGGAGAAGTTAAATTTAACGATAGATAAAGCTCCTGAAGTGTATGAAATGTTAAAGTGGCAGTACGTTGTTTATGATACAGTGAATTACATTCATTGCAGTCTATATATATTGCTATTTATAGCAGGTTTTGGAGCAGTATTTTTCATTATGTATATCCTTGATTTTACCAATGAGAAAATAAGCAAAAGAATTATACTATTATCATTTACACCTTTTATAGTGATTATTTTATTAATAATCATATTATATGTGTATAGAAATATTAATGCACCTGATGTGTTGTTTTTAAAAGAAGTATTGAGGTTATAATGATATGTTTTTAGTAGATATTTTAATTTATATATTAAGTATTATATTTTGTTTCTTTGCTATTATATTATCCACGGTTATGTTTGTAACAATTAAAACGTGGTTAGGAATTAGTAAGACTAGAAAAAGATTGGAGAAGAAGAGATGGAAGCAATAATTGATTTTTTAAAAAATGGAATAGCGATAATATTTTATGCAGTAGTATTTATTATCGGTGGTTTAATTTTGTATGGAACTTTAAAAGGACTGGTTAAAGGTATATTTAAGAAGATTTTTAAAGGGAGAGATTAGATGGAATACATAATGGATGGTTTAGAATTAATTGCATTAATGATAATTGGTTCATTACTCACTATAGCATTTTTTGTATTTTCGGAAGTATTCCCTATCATACTAATAAAGTGTGTAAATAAGGTAAAGGAGAAGTTAAATGTTAGAGATAATTAAATATTTGTTAGGAGCGATAGCAATTACATTTTTAGTTGGAGTGCTATCTACATTAGCAACATTCATATATTTTTTATTAAAAGATTATGTAAATAGATTTAAGTAGGAGAAATTAAGTTGAAGTATATTAAGTTTAAAAGAGCTGTGGTAAGTAGATTAGGAACTTACTACAAGAAGGAAAAAGGAGAAAAGAAAGAGGAGCTAGGAGAGGTTTTAAATAGGTTTAAACGTGCTAAGAATCTAATCATAGAGGAAAAGTACTTTGATGTGTTAAGAAGGTATGATTTATATGCTAATAACTTCATAGAGTATTATCTTAATTCAGAGGAAGAAGAAATACATATAGTTAGATTTAGATATGAGATGCTAGATTATATTATGGTTAAAGCTAATAGACAAGTAGCGTCATTTAGAAATCAAATTATATCCGCCCTTAACAATAAGCAAGGACAATGTATTTTACTGAAATACTTGAGAAAGATTGAATACATTCTTGATATTGATTTAAGAAAGTATATTGTTAAAGTTGGAATATTAGATAAGTCTTCTGAATTGAGAGTGTTGACTGATGAAGAAGAATGTGAAGGTATGTACGATATAGCTAGAAGACTTAGTACTAAACACGATATAGGTTATAAATTATCGTATGTAGATAGAAGTTTTGTTATTGATAAGTACAATATCCCTCTTGAGTTATATTGGGATAAAGGTTGTGTGTATCACAATAACAACATCATAGCAAACTTGTTAATAGGTACGAATAAAGTTGTAGAAAAGATAGTTAGATATTATTATAAACAAACGGAGGAACAAAATGAGATTAAGTAAAGTGTTGTTAGTAGCAGGTGCAGGAGTATTAGTTTACAAAGTATTAAGTCGTGTGAAGATAGTTAAAGTTGATTTTCCTGAAGAATTACCACGTGAGTTCGCATTGGCAACAGAAATCATAGGAGAAGTATATGGAGAAGAACTTGCAAAAGGTTTTGAAAAAGTAATGAAAGATAATGAAAGTAAAACAAAAATGAGTATAAATGAAAAAGCAGTAGAATTAGCTAGAGAACGACCAATAAGCATCCAAGAAGCTAATCATGAAGTAGCTAGTGAAGTTCGAGGAATTACTGACAAGGCAAAGAAGTTAATCGAAGAATACCATGAGAACTACAGAGAAGTTACTGTTTAATTTTAATGAGATACTAGGTATATGCATAGTGTATATGGTATAATATATATGTTAAATCTTTTTTTGTATATATACTTTAGTTCATATAATCATCTCCTGTTAATGCAGGAGATTTTTTTAATGAGATGCTAGGTGTTTAGCTCCTACATATGATATAATATATTTATAAATCTTTCTTTAATTTTATAATTTTATTTGGTATCGATATATGTATTCTTTTTCCGCTTAAGAATCATATTCACTATTAAGAAACACACTTGCTCCCTAGTGTGTTTTCTTTTTTTCTACCGTTTTCTAGGTATTTCATACCTTGTCATGGTATAATATATTCATAAGCTGGTGGGGTACTCTTTTGGCATTAAAACTAATACGTTCGGTCAGTATTAAGCTCCTTTCATAGTATATCTTAGTCATGTTGTAGTAAACTTTGCGATTTTTATACCCCCCAGTACTATCTTTGTAAGCTAAACTTAGAAAAAAATCCCCCCTTTTCGATTTTTAGAGTCGAGATTTTCCAGGAAATTTAAGAACTTATTTATTTTGGTGGTTTTTGAAAAATACTTTTTTAGCGAGGTATGAGTTTGGCATATAAAAATAGAAATGAAGATAAATGGGTAAATTATCTTCTTAAAAATGAAAATCGTGTAAAAAATAGACTTAACTTGTATTTGCTTACTGAAAATGAAGGTACAAGCGATAATCTAGGAGTAACTACTAGCAAAACTGGTAGAGAAACAGAGGATAAACTTATTAGGAAGATAACTAATAAGAATTACATATTCAGAAAGCGTTGCTTACAATGTTTAGAGGACTATTTCAATGAGTGTTCTCACTTAGAACAAGACATATGGACTCTACACTATAGAGCAGGATATTCTCCTGAAAGAGTAGGGTATGAAGTTCATTATGGCAAAAGCACTATCTATAATTATTTAAAGTCAATTAAAGCAGAGTTGACTTTAAGAATACGTAAGATAGAGCAAGAAGTGTATCAAGTTGACAAATAGTCAACCCTCCTTATTTAATTATTATTTTTTTCTTACTGATAGAGATGTTTGGCATAACATTGGTTTTCTTCAATAAGAGTTAGTTTAAAAAGCTAACTCTTTTTTATTTTGTCTTAATAACAAAAAAGCTATCAAATGAATTGATAACTGAACTGAATTATTTTTTTTATTTTTTTTTCATCATCATATATATACCCCCAAAATAAGGAGGTTTTTTTCCTGCAGCGAGCAAGGGGCTAAGTGAAAATCGGTTGAAATTTTCGGACAAACTTTTCTTAATTTCATGTGAAAATATATAGTTTGTTTAAGGTTATAGAAATCATAAAATATGTATATGATTTTAGAATGAAAAACAACGTTAAATATGGATTTTATCTATATAATGGAAGAAAAATTTTAATAGTGGTCGTAAACGTTGTTGTAATAATATTTCTAATATAATTTTAAAATAATTTGAAAAAAAAAGTAAATATTCTATTGACGTACGTACCGAAATATGTTATTATATATATGTGAGTTAGTTAAGACTTACATTTTAAGGGTTTCGCTACTTTAGAATTTATTTCTAAGGGGGTGGAAAGTAATGAGTGATATTTTAAATAATATTATTTTGATTTTAATTATCGTTGATAAAACTATAGTTATTATTGAAAAAATAAAAAAGTCTAGTGCCGACTACACTAGACAAAAATAGAATTCATTCTTTAAGTGGACGTGTTCCCTCACGTCCCACCTTTTAAGATTATTATATCATAGAAAAACGAAAAATGAAAGGAGTTTTTTAAAAATGGAAATATACGGGACAATAAAAAATAGAAATACAAATAGTGATGAATACTATTGTAATAATATATATAGTTTGATTGATATATGTGAAAATTTTGAAAACGAACAAAAAGATATAAAAAAACTTTATCAAATAGAATTATTATTCCCTTTAACGGATGAATATTTCACAATATCAGATTTTCAAAAAGATTACAATATAAAAAATGTTAGTGAAGCACTAAAGAAAATAACTGAAAATAGTAAAAGTTCGTATTGTAAGATTTTTAATTTTAGCAACAAAAACGAATTAAAAACATGGTTAAATAAAGTATTAAGTTAATAAGAGGTTATAAAATGAGTGAAAAAGAAGTAAAAGATAAACGATTAATGAGAAATATAAAAGATAGAGAACGTTACGCAAATAGCGAAGAATTTAGAAAAAAAAATGCTTATAAGCGTTCGAAAAGTGAAGCTAAAAGATTTGTTACTAAATTAGGCACAGAGGAAGATTTGAAAGACTTAAAAACCTTATTAGATAAGCGTTTAGAAGAATTTTAAAAAATAATAAAACTTTTTTTTAAAAACACTTTACAAACGTGCGAACGTATGATATACTATAAGTACAAGGTAAGATAAAGAAATAAAAAAAGCGATAGAGTTCACAAGCGCCAACTTAATCAACTCTATCACTGGAAAGAATTTAATAAAAGATAGAAAAATTCTAACCTTTTTAAAAAATTCATATTTCTATTTTACCACAAAATTAAAATAAAACAAGAGGTAAAAAAGATGAAAATTTATATGAAAAAAACGAATTATGAAAAAGTTAACGGTAAATGGATTGTTACTAAAAAATATGATGAAGTAGAAATATCTGAAGAGCGTTACAACCATTTAAAAGATGAAAAATTAAGAGGTGACCGTCGAACATTTGAATATTATTACGAATTTGGTGGAAAAATGATGGTTAAATTATCATCAACTGAACCTATTTATAGAGAGATAAAAAGCGTTAGGGAATTTAGATTTGAAAAATAAGGGAGGAAAAAGAAAATGAAAACTGTATTAGAATTTACAAGAGATTTGTTATTAGAAAAATTAGAAAATAAAAAATATAGCGACTTACCAGCTAACAACGTGAATAAAATTTTAATAAACTTATTATCAAGGGAATTTAGAAACGCTAGTTTAGAAATAGATAATATAGAAAGTTTTGTTAAAAGTAATATTGATGAAATAGATGAATTTATAGAAAATATACTAGATGAAAGTTTAGTAAATTCATCAAGATACAATTTTAAATATACTGATGTAAATGATTATGATGAAACATTATTTAATTTAATTTTAGAGATGGCAGAATATTTAATTGTAGAAAGTCTTTTAGGTACGTACAGTATAGATAACTTATATAGTATTAAATTTTCAGAAAATGAAAAAAATACAGTGTATAGTAAAATAAAAGATTTTTTAAAAAAAGATAAAAGAAAAGTGTTAAATTTAGAGGATGAATATTAAGAGGTGTTTAAAATGGAAAATGAAAAATTAAAAGAATTAATTAAAAACGGTAATGAGTATGGAAATAAAATATTTGAATTATGGAATAGTAAAAGTCGATTCAATGCATCGTATAAAAATTATGAGAGAATTAAAAAAAATGGCATACAGCCAAATGAAAGATTTTTAGTAAATAGAGAAAAGAAAATAACTTGTGTTGTTCATTCTCAACGTGGATATATTACAAAATATTTCTTTTGGGGTGAAAGATACATCACAGAGGAAACAGCAAGAAAAAAATGTAATTTTGTAGGTAAAGAATAAATTGACAATTATTAAATTAAAATATAAAATTAAATAAAGTGAGGTAAAGAAAATGAAAACTAGATATAATTTAAAATTTAAGTGGAATGATGAAAAACTTGTAATGAATGATAAGGATTTAAAAGAAATAAGTTATATTATTTATTCTAGTGTTGATTGTAAAATCAGAGATGTTGAAACTGAATTTATAGAAAGTAAAATTAAAAATGATGGTGTAGTACTAAATTATAGAAACTTTAATGAGTATCACTCAAGTTTAGCGGAGAACGATTATAAAGTAATATTAGATACTTATTTTAAAAATAACAACATTGAGTATCAACTAACTAAAATTGAATTAGATTAATTTCAAGCGTGGTTAAATTGCCACGCTTTTTTATTTTGTCTTTTTTTAAAATCCGATCGAAATAGTAAACAAATTAGTTTGCTAATATAAACGTTAAACCTTTGTACTTTTTGGAAATTTTGGAAACTATAATATTATTATCAGAAGTATAGCGAAAAAAATCCGGGAGGTTAATTATTTGAAATTGAAAACCTGTACTTATTGCCGCAAGATTCACGGCACAGAAATTAATTGCATGGCAAAACGTGGTTATTACCGTGATAAGAATTCACGCTATGAAAAGGATAAAGACTACACAAGGTTTATTAAATCAAAACAATGGTTCAACAAAAGTCAAGAGATTAAATTGCTAGATTCTCATTGTTGCTTAGTTTGTAAATCGTTAGGAATAATCAGTCCAGTATATTTAGAAGTGCATCACATCATTAAGTTTAGGAATGATTCAAGTTTAAGATTAGATAATGATAACTTGATAACGTTATGCATTGCACATCACAAGCAAGCTGACAACAACAAGATAAGTATTAATGAATTGCATAGACTTATTAAACTATATAGAGATAGTACAGAACACAATAATATACTATTGTTATAGCGTGTTACTCTTACCATATATACCTATACTACCTTACTACCAACGTACCATATAGGTATACATATCAATCTAATAATAGTATTGTATGATATGTATATAGTATATGTATGTATAGTATATAGATATGATATGTATATATGTATATGATATAGATATGTATATGATATGTATATACTAATGATATAGTATTAATATATATTATTGATTTGAATTAAATAAAATAATAATTAATATTAATTAATTGATTAAATGATTGATTGATTAAATTAATAATGTAAAGCATGGCAAAGCCTAACAGGTGCTTATGGTATGCTTTTTTATTATGTTCAGATAATATGTAAATAGTAACAAATCCCATTTTTTAAGAAAACAGCCCCCCCTCAAAAAATAACAAAATTTAGGTGTTTCTCTTAGACCAACCTGCCCTCATTCATTCCCAATGGCAGAGAGTTGCTAACCATTATTGGAAAATTTGGGCAAAAAAAATAGGCTTTCCTTTTAATTTTCGGAAAACCTCTAATGTATGCTAAACTCTTTCGTTACAGTAATTATAAGCGATTTAAAATAAAAAGTCAAGAGGAGAATTGCAGATGAAAAAAACGACAAAAAAGGAAGCAAAAAAAGAGCAAGGAATGGGTAGAAAAATCAGTCAAAAATTTTTTGTACCATCAAAAGAATATAAAGACAATAGAAAAAAATTGTTTACTGCTGTAGAGAATTTATCTATAGGAGATAGAATGTTATTTTATGAATTATTTGAGATATTTGAAACTCATGTAGGTATCTGTAAACAATTAATTAAAGAAATTAAAGGTGATGGAGTAATTATCGAAAAAGAATACGTAAAAGGACGACCAACAATAGTAGCACATCCAGCAATAACTAACTATAATGCATCTACAAAAGCAATGAACACAACTGCTTCTCAATTATCTAAATTATTTGATAAGTTAGGAGAGAGTGATAAAGCAGGAATTGACTTAAAAGAAATTTTAGGTAAAGGTTCAGAGTAATGTTAGTAGAAAAATCTATTAAATATGCTAAAGATGTAATAGCAGGAAAAGAAGTAACTACTAATGAAGTTAAATGGGAATGTCAACGTTTCTTAGATTTACTAAAAGAACAGAAAAAGAAAAGCTGCAAGTATTATTTTGATGAAGAAAAACTAGAAACTATTGATAATCTACTTAAAGTAATGACAATGGCAACTGGTGTAGATGGTATCAGAGGACAAAGTGTAAATGAAACACTAGCACCGTTTCAATGTTTCTTCATAGCGAATGTATTTGGATGGAGATTTAAAGCAAAGAAAAAAGTATTTAAATATCGTGAAATAACATTATTCATACCACGTAAGAATGCTAAAACATTTACTTGTGCATTAATTTTCTTAATTCTAATGCTTACAGAGGAAGACTATTCAGAGTTCTATTCAATATGTATTGATAGGGAGTTATCAGGGGAGGTTAAAAAGGCTATTGTTCAATTAATAGAGAACAGTCCAGCTTTACAACCTTATTTCAAGTTAACTTCTACACTAGCAGGAAAAATTACCTGTACATTAAATAAAAATACATATCAAGCAAGGACTGCTGTAGCAAATAGTAATAACGCTATCCGTCCTGCTGCATTTATTGCAGATGAAGTTGGTGCATTTAAGACTAAAGATAACATCAAAGCAATGGAATCAGGACAATTAAACGTAACCAACCCTCTAATGTTTAAAATCACTACTGCTTATGCAGAAGATAAGAGTATCATGCTAGAAGAACTTGATTATCTTAAAAAGATATATGCAGGAACTGAAAAGGATGAACGATTATTTGCTTTACTTTATTATGCAGATGAAGAAAATCTATGGACGGAACACGGTTTACAAATGAGTAACCCTTTACGTATAGAAGATAACTATGAAAGTATTAGACGTATGAGAACAAAAGCATTGAGTGTTGAGAGTGATAGAGCAGAGTATTTAACTAAACATATGAATCACTTCTTACCAACACTAAGTGGAGAAGAATACATTGATATTAATAAAGTCAAAGAGTGTATTGTACCTATGGTTGATTTTAGTGGTAGAGATGTTTATGTAGGTTTAGACTTAGCTTTAAGTACAGATAACTTAGCTGTAAGTATAGCAAGTCTAGATGATGATGGAGAAACTATATTATTAGATAGTTGGGCTTTCATACCTGCAGGAAAAATGGAAGAAAAGAGCAGGAAAGAACGAACTAACTATCGTTCACATATAAGCAGAGGTAATTGCTTTGCTTGTGGAGATGAAGTAGTAGATTATGCTTTCGTAGAGAGCTTTGTAATGGACTTAGAAGAAGAATTAAACTGCAATGTAATGGCAATAGGGTACGATATATGGAATAGTGCAAGCACTGTACAGAAACTAGAAGAAAATGGTTATTTAACGGTTGCTGTTAAGCAACATAGTAGTGTATTACATCCTACAGTTAAATTAGTAGAAGAAAAGATACTGAATAAAGAAATTCAGTTCGAAGACAATCCGTTACTTATCCAAAACTTTCAAAATGCAAGGTTAGTTGAGGATAACAACAGAAATAAATACGTAAATAGAAAGAAAAGCACTGGAAAAATAGATATGTTGATGTCTACATTCAGTGCTGTTCATTTATTAACAGAAAATGAAATATTAGGTAATACGTTTATAAGTGCTGTTTTATAGTCCTAAATAAGACTTAAAAAGGTTTAATAACGGAGGAAAGGAGGATAATATGGGAATTTTCGGAAACTTATTTACCAGGGAAGTAAAAGAAACGAAACCAGCTTTATTTGAAGAAGTTTTTGGAGTTGCTAGTGATAGAGTTACCATTGATGATGCTTTGGAAATACCTATTGTAAATGCTTGTGTATCAAGAGTTAGTGATGTTATAGCATCTACTGACTTAAAGTTATATAAGAAAACAGATAAAGGTAGAGAAGAAGTAGAGAATGATAATAGGGTAAAACTACTTAATACAAGGGTAGATAATGGTTCAATCAATAGTTTTGAGTTAAAAAAACTAATAGTTAGAGATTATTTCTTAAAAGGACACTGCTATTTCTACATAAAACGTAAAGGAAATACAGTTGAAGATATAGCTTACCTTGAAAATGTAGCAATAAATCATAATCACGACCCTTTCAACAAGGTTTATACAATTCTTGCTTATGATAGGACGTTAAGACCATATGAAACACTTAGAATTACTAGAAATAGTAAAAACGGTATCAAAGGTAAGTCGATAATTGAAGAAACTGGACTACATTTTCTACTGATTATCAAAACAATGGAACGACTTCTAATGGATGCAAAACGAGGTTTCTTACCTAAAGGAATGTTCAAAATGGAGAAAAACATTAAAGATTTAGATAGAATCCGTGATGATATTAAAAAGATGTTAAATGATAACAATAGTGGATATATCTTTATGAATAGTGCTATCCAGTACGAACCTTTAGAGAAGAAAAAGGACGTAGAAAATGAAGCGAAAGCAAATACTTCTGAATTGAATAAAATTGCTGCTATGTTCGGAGTACCTGTAAGTATTATCAACGGTGGAGCGAATGAAGAAGATAAATTTAACTTTATCAACTTTACTATCCTACCTCTACTAGCGAACATAGAATCTAGTTTAAACAGAGATTTACTTACAGAACGTGAACAAGGTAAATACTATTTTGCATTTGATACAAAAGAGTTGCTTAAAGGAAACTTGAAAGAACGTTTTGAAGCGTACCAACTAGCAATTAAAAATAATATTATGAGTATGGACGAAGTACGTGATTTAGAGAATATGCCACGACTTAACTTTGGTTTCTATAAGTTTAATATTGCAGATGCTATGTATTACAGAGATGATGATAACAATATAAATATGTTAGTCAATGTAAATACAAATACTGCTATTGACTTAAATCAAGTACTTAGTACAAAGAGTGAAAATGGTGTAATGGACTTCAATCCGAATCATAGTAAGAGTGTTTTAAACGATAAGAATTTTGGACAAGCAGATAAAGTTGCTATCGGACAAGAAGACACTCAAGATGAAGTTTCAGATGAAGAAGAATCTAAAACACGTCCTAAACAAGACGATAAAAGGTTAAATAAGAAGGGAAAGGAGGTAAAGTAGATGAAAGTTAGAGTTTTGGATAATAAAGCTATTATCAGTGGATATGTTAACGTAGCAGAGCGAATTTCCAAAAGACTAAAAGAAAATGGTACTGAATTTTACGAAAAAGTAAAAGAAGGTGCATTTGGAGATGCTGTAAGACGTAACAACAACATCAAAATTCTCTTAAACCATGACTATCAACGTGAATTAGGTAATACTACTAGCAATTTAACAGTATATGAAGATAGTATCGGTTTATATGCAGAAGCAGAAGTAACTGATGAAGAAGTGGTACAGAAAGCGAGAAACAATGAATTAAGTGGATGGAGCTTTGGTTTTGTACCTTTAAAGGAACATATCAATGAAACATATAGTGATATACCTTTAAGGACTGTAGAAAGTCTTAATTTATATGAAGTGTCTATCTTAGATAACAACCATATACCAGCTTATAATTCAATGAGTTTAAATGTGAGAGATGTTGCTCATGAACCTATTGAGATTAGAAGTTATGAAAATTTAAATATTACAGTGGATGAACCACAAGAGGAGTTGCAGCGTGAAGTTGACAACTCTATTTTTATTGACAAAATAGACGAATTTTTAAAAGAGAGGAACTTATAAAATGAATTTTAAACAATTAATTGAATCAAGAAATGATAAAATCGCAAAATTACAAGCGTTAAAAGAAATTGCTAAAACAAGAGCAATTACAGAAGAAGAAAATACAGAGTTTGAAACTTTAACAGAAGAAATCCGTGCTTTAGACACACGTATTAAAGTGTTGGAAGCAGAAGAAAGAGAACTAGTAGATACAGAGGTAGATAAACTAGACGTATCACAAGAATTACGTGAGTTCTTAAAAAATCCATCAATCTCATTACGTGCTTATGGAACTGGAGCAGGAAACGTATTTAAAGCATCAGATGCAGGTGCTGTTATTCCGAAAACATTATCAGATAAAATCATTGAAAAAATTCTAGCAGAATCTGATATTTTACCAAAATTAACTAAATACTCATTAACTGGAGAGCTTTTAATTCCTAAATTTGATGCTTCTACACTATCAGTTGCATTCTATGATGAGTTTGCAGAAACAGTTGAAAGTAATGCTCAATTCACAAGCATTAAATTAACAACATTCCGTATTTCAGGACTATTAAAAATCTCTAAATCATTAATCAACAACGTGAAATTTGATATTGAATCATTCTTAATTTCAAAAATCGCAGAATCATTCAGATTATTCTTAGAACAATCAGTAGTACAAGGTGCTGTAGGTAAGTTCGATAGTTTATTTACTGCTTCTACTGAAAACACATTAACATTAGCTAAAAAAGATACATACTCAATTAATGATTTAATCGATTTACAAGCTAAATTAAAATCTGTATTTCAATCAAAAGCTGTATTTGTAATGCACAAAGATACATTAACTATCTTACGTAAATTACAAGACAACAATGGACAATACTATGTACTTCCTGATGTAACAAGAGGTTTTGGACAACAAGTGCTTAACACTTCAATCTTAACTACTGACTATGCACCAGCAGGACAAGTATTATATGCAGATTTATCAGCTTATGGACTATCAGCATCAGAAGAAATGAATATCCAAGTGTTAAATGAGAAATTTGCTACTCAACACGCTGTAGGGGTATCAATCCACGGACAATTTGGTGGTAAAATCACTGACGACCAAGCGTTCGCATTACTTAAAAACAAAGAATAGGTAGGTAAGTAAGATTGACTGAAATTTGTTTAGAAGATGTAAAAAGTTATTTAAGAATACTTGATAATTCAGAGGACGGTCAATTAGAGCTTTTGTTAGAGAGTGCTGTTGAGTATATCGTTAGTCACACTGGCTTAAATGAAGGTGTAGTAAGGACTAAAAACGATATACGAACTGCACTACTAGTATTAGTTAGTGACTTCTACTGGAATAGAGATTATCAAACAGGAAATAAATATCATAATAAGTTAGTCGAAAACATTATAGAAAATAATAGAACTAACTTTATAGCATAGGAGGTACTTTATGGTTATTCAAACAGGAATGTTTAATAAGAAAGTTACCTTTATTAAATACACGGTTGTAACTAACTCTTTTGGAGCTAGAGGAAAGCGAGAGGAAACAGAGTTATTTCAAGCGTATGGATATATTAGTAATTTAAGAAATAGTGAGTTTTGGGAAAGTAGACACGGCAATGATAAGAGTAAATTGCGATTGAGAATAAGATTTACACCAAAAGTACTAGAATTAGATACTAAAACGTGTTTTGTAAAGATAGACAATAAAACATGGAACATACTTTCTATTGAGAATGTACTTAATAGAAATAAAGAATACTTGATGTATTTGGAGTTTAAAGATGAGTAACATAGTTAGTGTTGAAATTGAAGATTTTGGCAACTTTGAACAATGGGTAGAAAATTATCCTAGAAAAGTATATATAGTTGCAGAAAAGAGTGGAGTGAAAGCAGGAAGGGAAACTAGAAAAATATTACTCACCACTTCACCTATAAGAAAGCAAAACGGTGGAAAATATGCAAAAGGTTGGAGTGTAAGAAATAAATCTACACTAGCAGGTGGAGTAGATTTTTCTATTCATAATAAAACAAAACCACACTTAGTGCATTTACTAGAAGATGGACACGAGATGTTTCTGTTTGGGAAATATATGAACAAACGTGTACCTGCAAAACCACACTTTGAAGCTGCTAAAAGAAAGGCAGGAGATTTATTTGAACAATATATTGACAAAGGTTTACGAGAGCTTGACTAAAGTAGGTGTACCTGTAGCTTACTTCAATTTTGACAATACAGAAAGCGTAGAAGCTCCGTTTATAATCTTTAGAAACACAAAAAACATAGTTAGTGCAGATAGCGATATTTATTGTTACGAGCATGACTTTAATATAGAGTTCTATCACCACGGAAGTGATGAAGAACTAGTAGAAAAATTTAGAGAAGCGTTGTACGAGATAAAAAAAGTAGTGTTATATGAACAAACACCACTAGACGGAGTTATTTTATTACGTGCAACGTTTAGTTTATTAGAAGATGATATTACACAAAGAATACAAACAATAGAGGAGAATGTAGTAAATGAGTAACAAATATATGTTTAATTTAAAAAATGTTCACTATTCAATCGTTACAGTAGGAGAAAACGGTGCTTTACAACACGGTGCTGTTAAGCGATTAATGGGAACAACAGAGCTTACAATGGAGTTAGAGCAAAGTTCAGAGAAACACTTTTCAGAAGGACTAGTTTACTTTGTAACAACATCAAGTGCAGGTTATAAAGGAGAGTTATCAATTTATAACGTAGATGCAGAGTTTGAGAAAGAAGTATTAGGACTTAAAGAAGATAGTAAAAAAGTTCAGTACGAATCTATGTACGACCAAACAAAAGAAATTGCTTTACTATTTGAAGTAGATGGTAATGAGAAAGAAGAAAGACACTGCTTATTACGTGTTAAATTCTCAAAACCTAAATACGAATACAAAACTACTACTGATAAAGTAGACGTACCTGTATTAAAACTTTCTTATGAAGGACTTTCAAACGAAAAAGGTATCGGACGTATTAAAACGTATAAAGAAACAGACGGAGAAGTTTACAAAAACTGGTTCAAGAGTGTATATGCACTTACTGTAGAAGAATAATAAAGAATAGGAGCTTATTACAATGGAATTAAAAATCGGAAAAAACACTTATCAAACAATACAAGTTACAGGAGATTTTCCTATCAAGTTTTATAAAGAAACAGGATATGATATTTTCGCTTTAGATGCAGATGATTTATCAATCTTAGAAAGATATGAAATCTTATTAAACGTGGCACATACTTTAATCGGTAGAAAAGATACAGTAGAGGAGTTCGCTAGTGAATTTACTATGTCAGATTTAATCGGTGCATATACACCTATTGTTGAGTGCTATATGGAAACTACTGAAGCTAAAGTAGAAGATAAAACAGAAAAAAAGTAACTACAAGAAAGATGACAACCCCACTTTACTTACTTAGATGTAAGCAAGTGGGGTATTCTTATGCAGATTTAAAGGAAATACCTATGAGTGTTATTCAAGGAAGTTTTATTGAACAAGGTAATGACTCATACGATTATCCACTTAAAGCAACTCAAAAAGAAATAAATATGCTTTAAGAAACATTAAATTTTAGAGGAAAGGAGGAAAATTAATGGCACTAGAAGAAAGAGGTAGACGGATAACCTTAAAAGCAGATATATCACAATTAAAAAGTGCATTTAGGCAAGTTAGTACCATTATCAGAGAAAATGGTAGAGAGTTAAGGAAGTTAGGACAAGCGTTAAAACTAGATCCTCATAATATAGAGTTGCTAACTCAAAAACAAAGAGTATTGCAAGACCAGATTTTGCAAACTTCCGTTGCTATTTTTAACTTAAAAGAACAAATGCAAAAACATGTTCAGTTGGGAGAAATCAAAGAATTTAACCAACTTAAAGTAGAAATGGAAAGCACAAGAGCTAGATTAAAAGGTTTAAAAGAAGATTTAAAATCTACTCAAAATACATTAAAAAACTTTTCTAACATTACAGGTTTAATCAAATTAGATAAAGCGTTAGAATCAAGTAGAAGTAATGTAGAACGACTTAATAAGGCTTTAAAACTAGATACAACAAATGTAAGTAATCTAGCTCATAAATTTCTTGAGTTACAGTCACAAGAGGACTCTTTATTAAAGAAAACTCATATACTTATTCAGGACTTAAAACGTATTGACTTTAAAGTGAACCCTCAAGGGTATCGAGAACTAAAATCTAAACTAGAGCAAACGAAAGCAGAAGCAACTCAAGTTAGATTAGAGCTTGATAAGTTAGGTGGAGCAAAATTCAATCCTGTAATCGCACAACTTGAAAAGCTAGATAATGAGATTAAGAAAAGTCGAGAAAGTAGCAAACTACTAAAACAGGCTTTAGATATTAAACCTACTAGCTTAACAAAAAGTATGCACTTAGAAGAAGCACGTACTCAACTAGATAAAACTAGAGAAAAGATAAAACTACTTAAATCAGAACTTTCTAAAGTGAATACTAATGAAAGTAGAGCAGAGTTTATTAAACTGACTAGTAAAATAGCAGAGAGTGAAAAGCACGTTAAAGAATTAATTCATAGCGTAGGAATTTTAAACGCTAGAAAACTAGACGGTGTAAGAGGTAGTTTTAGTGCAATAGGAAGTTCGTTAGATAGCAATGCACAAAAAGTAGCTAACTTTGGAAGAAACTTTACTTTTGGTTATACATTACCTGTAACGTATGGAGCAAAAAAAGTTGTAGATAGCTTTGTAGAAACTGATAATGCTTTAAGACGAGTTGCAGCAGCTGCTTCTGATGGAGTTGGAAGTAAGTTCGCAACAGAGTTTGTAAACATGGAAGAAGCTGCTAGAAAAGCATCAAAAGGAAGTGTGTACAGTATTAGACAAGTTGCTAGTGGTATGGAAGAATTGATTAAAGCTAACTGGAAAGCAACGGATGCTCAAGAGCAAGTAATCAATGTAATGAACCTTGCAAAAGTAGAAGGTATGGAGTTAGCACAAGCAACTGAAATAGTTTCTGATGGTATGGCAGCTTTCGGACTAAAAGCAGAGAAAACTGCAGAATTTACAGATGCACTTACAATGGCTTCTATTAAATCTACTACTAATATTTCTGAAATGGGACTAGCGTTTAAATATGCTGCACCTATAGCAGGAACATTGAATTATTCTATACAAGACCTAGCAACAGGTTTAGCTTTAATGGCAAATAATGGTATTAAAGGTTCAGTAGCAGGTACTTCATTAAGAGGTGGGCTAACCAACTTAGTTAAACCATCAGCAGAAGCAAAAAGAGCTTTAGATGGAATTAATTTTAGTATGGTTGATGCAAACGGAAGTACTAAAAAATTCTTACCTGTAATTCAAGAGTTAAGAGAAAAAACTAAAAACATGACTGAAACTCAAAAACAACAATTTGCAGCAGCTGTATTCGGTAAAACTGCAATGAGTGGATGGTTAGCTATTTTAAATGCATCAGATGACAAAGTTAAAGAATTAACAGACTCTATTAACAACTCAAAAGATGCTACCAAAAACATGGCAGACCAGCTTAATAGTGGTGCAGGTGGTGCGATTGAAAAATTCAAAGCATCATTAAGTAATGCAGCTTATGAAACAGGTAAAGCGTGGGGACCAGCTATTAAATCAGTAGCAGAAGGAGCTACTCAATTATTAAAAGCATTCAATGAGTCAAGTGATGGAACAAAACGTTTTATTACTGGACTGATAGGAATTACTGCAGCTGCAGCACCAGTAACATGGGCGATAGGTAGTTTAATTTCTCCATTTATTAAGTTTAAAAACTTATTATCGACTCTACGAACAGCTAAAACAGTAGCAGAAATGGGAGGAGTTGCTAGTAAAACTGGTTTATTAGCTAGAGCGTTTGCTGCTGTACCTCCACATATGAAACTGTTTGTAGGAGCGACTGCTTTAGTCGGTGGAGGACTATTATATCTAAAAAATAAATACGACCCACTTATGGTTGCTCATAGAAATGCAATAGAAAGTGCAGATAAAGTAGGAGAAGCCTTTAAACGTGTAGGAGAATCAGCAAAAGATTTTGGAGATAAAATTAAACAATCAAGTGATGTATTTGAAAATATTTTTGGAACAACTAATAAATTTTCTGAAAATATAAATAACTTAGCTAATGAAACTAAAACAGGTTTTGATAAGATTAGAAATATTTTATCTAATGCAGCGAATGCTAATAGAGAGATAACTAGACAAGAAGCACAAGATATAAGTGCTAATTATAACGAGTTAGTAAATTCTCTTAATAAACGTGTAGCAGCAGAAAATCAAGGATATAATCAAGTAGTACAAATAGCAAGAAATGCAGCAGCTAATAAAGGAATAACTGATGCAGCGTATGAAACTCAATTTGCTTCTCATATAAGCAAAATAGGAGAAATTCATGAACAATCTAAACAAGGTACTCAAAAATGGTATGATGATTTAGTTGCAATAAATAGTCAGTTACCACCTGAATTACAGTTGAATATGGATAAAATAAATGAAGTATATCAACAAGCGTTAGTTCGTGATAGACAAAATTATAGTCAAAGCACACAAGCTGCTATTCAAGCATATTCTGAAAGGTATCAAATTGAGAATGGCTTTATTTCTGATTTAAGAACTGCAAAATCAGGTATGGAAGAAGTAGAGAAACAACACCAACAACGTATGAAAGAAAATCGTGAAATAGCACGAGGAGATATTCAATTACAACGTACAATGGATGCTCAAGAAGATAAACGTTATTTAGAAGAAAAAGCATGGCACTATAGAGATTTAGAAAGTAAATTTGATGAACATAAAATTAAACACGTAGGACAATGGTTAGCAGCTATCCAAGATAACATCCAAAAAGGTGGAGAGTTGACTGCTAGTCAAGCATCAAACGTGCAAGCCTTTCTTGCTACTATGAACACTCTACCCGAAGAAACTAGAAACAAAATCACACAAGGTTTAAAAGATGCTGGTATTGATATTGATACTTTAGGTGCAAGTTTAGCATCACAAATGCAAAGACACGGAGTAGCTTTAAATAATCAATTTGCTGGTGGTTTATTATCAGAAAAACCAAGTGTAGATAATGCTATTAAAGTAACATTAAATTCTGTTACTGATAGTGTAAATAGAGCTTCTCTATTATCACAAGGACAAAAATTAATGTTAACTGGGCGTGATGGTATCGCAGCAGGGAAACCAGCGGTTGATACTGCTATGAATGCAATAATGGAAGGTGCAAAAAGTAAAGTTCAAAATACTAATATGTCACCAGTTGGACGTGAAAAATCACAACAATTAGGACAAGGTATTAAATCAGCAGACGGGGAAGTATGGAATGCAGCTTCACAAACTGCTAACCATGGTAAAAACGGAGCAGGAAGTGTAAGTTTCACTGGAGTTGGAGCTTCTATGACTATAGGAATGGCAAACGGAGCAAGTAGTCAAAGTGGTACATTATTGAGTACTATGAGAAGTCTTGCAAGTGCAGCGTGGCAAGCAGCAAAAGCAGCATTAGGAATCAACTCACCATCACGTGTATTCAAGCGTGAAATAGGTTACTGGATAGCCCCAGGTATCGCAGAAGGTGTAACATCTAATGCAGGAACTTTATACACTAGTATTAAAGATACAATGCTTAAAGGAGTTGAAACTGCTAAAAACTTCAATTTTTCTGAAAAACTATCAAACATGGTAGACTTCAAAACAGCAGGTAACTATGCAATTCAACATAGTGTATCTCAAAATACATCAGTTATAGAAACATTAAACGTATTAATTAATAAAGTTAACGACTTAGAATTAAGAAGTGATGTTTACTTAGACGGAGATAAAATCGGAAATGCTACTTATAAAAGACACGAGGTAATAGATAGGAGGTTAGGTTTAGTATGATAATTTGGAAGAATGAAACAATGCTACTAGATACAGATACTTATAAACTTAACTTAGGTATCTTAAACTTTGAAGATTATCAAGGAGCAAGTGAGAAACTAGTAAAAACAGAAAGTGTTAGTTTTAATGATGACCATGTGTATCGACCTAAAACTTACAAAGGTTACTCAACTACAATGGATATAGTAGTTAGAGAAACTAAAAGACGTGAATTTATAAACGCTTTAAGACGTGGTAACAGGTTAACATTACCTAAAGAAAAAGGTATGTATAGAGAGTATTATATAGACGGTGCAATTAAAAAAACAATCTATAGTATCGGATATTCAAAATTAACAGTACCTATCACTTTTAAAGCGTTTGTTTATGATAGAAATAAATATACAACTACTGTATCAAGAGGATTGATTAAGACTATTGAAAATACAGGAGATGTATATGCAGAACCTATCTACAAAATAAAAGGTAATGGTACTTTGATATTTACAGTAAATGGAGATAATCACACATTAAAAAATGCACAAGGCGGTTATATCATAAACTGTAGAAACAAAGAACAGAATGTTACTGATTTACAAGGTAATATGAAAAACATTACTAGTGAGTATGTAGGTAACTATACTTTGTTTAATCCTGGAGAGAACAGAGTGCAACTTATACAAGGAGATAGTTTAGAGATAGAAGTGTACTGGAGGAATATAGATTGATAATTAGATTAAATAGTGAAGCAAATTTAGTTAAAGCAACAGAAGTAAAATTAATAAAAACTAGTGATTATCAAGATACTTTGACTTTCAAGTTACCACTAGACGAACAAATCTTTGTAGATGAACTAGTAGGAGTTCGTACTAAAGTAATGAAACAAGATTATCGTGTTAAGGAGATAATCACAAAAGATAGGTTTAAAGATGTTTATTGTGAACACAAGTTCTTTGACTGTAAAAACATTGTTATACCTTTTATAGATGAAGCACATAGAGCAGGAGAATCGTATAATGATTTTTCAAGATATAATAGCTTACAGTCTATAGTTGGACACCTTAACAGGATAATGAGAACAAAAGGAGATACTGAATTTAAGTTCAGTACAGATATTGATAAAAGTGGTGTAGTGGAATGTGATGACACACCACTTTTTGATTTAATTTTCGGAGAAAAAGGTATTTTAAAAACTTTTAATGTAGAGTTGGTTTATGATAATTACAAAGTAAAATTTGTAGAGAAACGACCTAGTAAGAATACTGAAATACTTTTCCATGAAAATAAAAACGTTAGTGAACTGCAAGAAACTATAGATTTTAAAGAGATTATTACAAAATTACACGTAACGTGTAAATACACACCTGATAAAACAGAAGAAGGTAAAGCAGAGAGAGAACGTTTAAGAGCAGAAAAAAGACGTGAACTGTTTAATAAGAGTCAAGAGAAGATTAAAGCACGTGAAGCTAGACAAGCACAAGAGAGAGCTTTAAGAAGACAAAAACAAGAGGAAGCATATCAAGCAAGTAGAACAGCTCCTAAAAAGACTAGAGAGCAAATTCATGCAGAGCATTTACGGAAACAACAAGATACGGAAAACCGTATTTTAACTAATAACGAATCTAGAAGACAAGAACGTGAACGTAAATTTAATGAACGTGAACAACAACGTGTTAGTAAGCAACAGAATAAAGAAGATTTAATCTTTAGAACTGTATTTGTCAGTCCTTTAGTAAGTAGATATGCAAGACCTTACGAAGCAAGTTTAAACTTTCAAAGTAGTGAAATTAATAGTGAAGCTGCATTAATAGCATGGTGTAACGCTAATTTATTTACAGATGAAGACACAAGAGATGTACCATTAAGAAACTTTAGTTTTAAACCTGTAGAGGATGATTATAATGTAGATATTAACGATAGAGCAATGGTTAACTTTACAAGTATAGGAACTACAAAGATAGTACATTGTTGTAAAATTGAGTATGATGCATTACATGATAAGTACTTAAACATTGAGTTCGGAGTACTTAATAAGAGTGCTATAAGAGAAACAATAGGTGCTTTAAATGCGAAAATATCTGAAACTAACTCAAATATTTTACGAACTTACGATATTTTAGATAAAAACTTTGATGATTATGTTCAGAAAGAACTAGAAGCATATTCAGAGTTATTTAATATCGATAAAGGAGAAATAGAAGATACCATTAATCAAGGTTTTGAAGATGCGAAAATAGAAGCAGAAAAAGTTTATGGGAATATCAATACTGATATTGAAAATAAATTAGCTCCTATTAGAGAAGATGTAAGGAATACAGTGGAAGCGTATAACCAACAGTTGCAAGCTACTAAGCAAGAGTTAGAAAAGAATAAAACTGACTCTATAGAGAAGTTAAAAGAATTAACTGATAGAGTGAACAATGTTCAAGATATATCTACCAACCCTACAGTACTAGAGTTGAAACAACAAGTTGCAGAAGCTAAAGAAAGTGGTAATAGTATTAAAAGTAAAGTTACTGAATTGGAAGGTAGTATTACTAGAGAATTTAGTTCTGTTAAATCTAAAACAGAAAATGATTTAAACGTTGTTAAAGCAGAGTTCACAAGAGGTGTAGATGGTTTAACTAGAAAAATTAGTTCTTTAGAAGAATATAAAAATCAAGATGGAAGTAGAACTGAAAGTCTAAAACAGTGGGTACAACGTGATACAGCTAGTCAATTAAGCAGGGAACGTACTGAAATTAATAGAATAGTTGATAGTAAAGGTTACGTTAAAAATACTGAATTTAGTAGTAAGTTCAATGATAATGCACAAGGTATCAATAGGAAACTAGATGCACTTGAAACGTATAAAAATCAAGATGGAACAAGAACTAGTGCATTAAAACAATGGACACAAGATAATACAGCTAGTCAACTAGCTACAGCAAGACGTAGTATTGAAAGTTGGGTAGACAACAAAGGTTATGTAACTACTTCTGTAGTAAATAATAAAGTTCAGGAAACAGCAAATAGCTTTAGTCGTGAGATAAGTAATGTTAGAGAAAGCATACCAACTAGCTTAGGTGGTAGGAATTATATTACTGATAGTAAAAATTTGAAAGCTAAGACGCATTGGGGAAGTAATAAATGGGATGAATCAGTTGATGGTGACACTATTATTTTAACTAAAAAAGATGGTAGCGATAAGACTGGCTTTTGGTTTAATTTAACTGATTTAGTTAAAACTCAATTTCAAAATGAGACGTTAACATGGTCAATAGATATTAAAGCTAGTAGAAATATTACTTTAAATTCAGTTGGCTTTGAAAGTAACGGACAAAAGAGAGTTGATATATCAACTAACTGGACAAGAATTTCTCATACTTTTGTGAATAGATTTTCAAAATTTTATACGTTCACTTTTTATGAACCTACTACTAATTTTAACAACGGAGATAAAATTTATATACGTTTACCTAAATTAGAAAAAGGGAATATTGCTACTGACTGGACACCAGCACCCGAGGACGACCAACAAAGCATCAATGATTTAAACTCATGGAAACAAACAACTACAGGTACTTTAAATACAGTTACTAACACATTAAACGATACTGTAAGACACTCACAACTACAAATTACAGCAGACTCAATAAACTTTGGTTCGAACAAAATTTTCAACGGAAAAAACCTTGCTAGTATGTTGTCAGTAAGTCCTGATAGTATTAAAGCAATTACTGATAAATTAGTAATTTCACCAGCTAATGAGAATTTAGTGCTACCTGAACATAGAGATACTTATATTTTAAACGTTAGAAATGGTGTTTTAAATAAGATTTACGGAAGTAACACTGATTTAGAAGGAGAATATTACTTTAAACTAGCTATGCTTGGTTGGGATACACCAACGCTTTACGCATCAATACATGTGACATACACAGATGGAAAAGAAGAGTGGTTTAATTCAGAATTTCCAACACCTAATTTAGTGAATTTTGAAACAAGCACTTCTGTAAAAGTGCAGGTAAAATCAACAAAAAAAATTAAATATATAGAACCTTTAGTTTACCAAAATAAATGGAGCGATTTTTATAGTTTTCATTTAAAAAAATTATTTGTAGGTAAAAAGAAAAGTGCAGAACTTATCGTAGACGGAACTATAGAAGGTAAGCACATCAAATCTTCTACTATTGAAACTGGACATCTTAAAACTGGTAGCGTAACAGCTAACATAATAGCATCTGATGCGATTGAATCAAAACATATGAAAGTTGATGATGCTATGATAGATAAAATAGTTGGGAATCAAGCATTTGTATCTAAATTATGGGCGAGAGAAGCATTCATCAATAATTTAGAAAGTGTAAAAATTAAATCAACTCAAATTGATACGAATACTTTACAAGGTGTAAGGATAACTGGAGGAGTTATTGATGGTGGCGAAATAATAGGAGAAACAAAAATTAAATTAGGACAACACGGTTTTCTACAACCTGTAAGTCAAGGTTTACAGATTAACGCTCCAGCTAGTTATAATGCTAATAATGGAGTAGGTTTCCAAATCCACGGGTATAAAAAAACACTTAGCAACGGCAATTACGTTCCTAAAGGAGTGTTCATATATAATGATGATAATTTTTCATCTGACGAAGCAGCATCAACTTCAAATGAAACGTTGTTAACTGTAGAAGGAATGGTATATTGTAGAAGTATGAGTGATGGAAATGGTAAATACCATAAAGGATATGCAGTGCCAACTATCACTACTTTTGATGAGAATCATAGTGGACTTTTTCCAATATTCAATATATACCACCAAGATGATTATAGAGGACAATACTTCAGTTATAGTGTACCTGGTAAATATTTTTCTGTAGCGACAAAATCTATATCAGACGTTCGTTTTAAAAAGAATATAAAACAAAGTAAAGAAAATGCTTTAAGAAAAATAGATATGATAGATTTTAAAGCTTTTGACTGGAAAGAAAAAGGAAAAGGTCATGAAAAACTAGGGATGATAGCTCAAGAATTAGAAAAAATAGAAAGCAAATTTGTTGATTTAATCAAGTTCGGAGATGGTACAGAAAGATATACTTTAAATACTGATAATTTAAATATATATTCTCTTAAAGCTATTCAAGAACTATCTACTGAAAATAAAGAATTAAAACAAAGGATTATAAAACTGGAGGAAAAAGTAAATGGATAAACAAATACAACCTATCGACTTAATAGCACAAGAGTTAAGTCAAAAATCGATAGAGTTAGCACATTATAAAGTTGCATATGAAGAACTTTATAAAGAAAATGCAGAACTTAAAAAACTAGAGGAATTAATCAACACTAATACCGATTTGAAAGAATTAATAGAAGAAATTAAAAACAAACAGGAGGTAATCTAATATGGCATTAGAGTTAATTACAAGAACAGCACACCCCGAAGCAGGTGGTTATAGAAGTGTATCGGTTACGTTTGCTATGAACAAAGGTACAGCGTATATAAACGGTGGTATTGATTTACCAGGTAAATTTGCTACAGCAAGCGAAGCAGAAGTACTAGAAGAAGTACGAAAACAAGTAGCACAACAAATCTATACTGGAGAAGCAACACCTGCACTAGTAGCAGAATATGCTAACTTAAATAAACAAGTAGGTATTCTTGCTAACAATAAACAGGAAACAGTTGAACGTGAAAGAGCGTTAACTAAACTTGTTTCTAAAATCAATAAAGGTAATGACAAAGTACTTATGGCATTGCTATTAAACGTTTTAGACCCTAAAACTATTAATGCAAACAAAGAAGTAATTATCAATGCTTTTGATAACTATGAAGTAAATGTAGATTATTCAGTGGGAGATAAATTCAAATACGAGAATAAACTATATGAAGTAATTGTAGAACACACAAGTGCAGTAGAGTGGCTTCCAAGTGCAGAACCTACTAAATATAAGGAAATCTCTTTAGAACGTGCAGAAATAGCAGATAAAGAGCAATTAGAGGATGATGCGAATAGATATATCACAAAATCACAATTAGATGAAGCATTAACTAAAACTGTTCAAACAATTATGGAACAATTAGCTCAAGATGATGAAGGAGGAGAAACAGATGAACATCACGGAGAAAGTAATAACAATGTATCACACGTTGAAGGGGGTAGTGAAAGTGCGAATTAATTTTAAAAACAAAGTATATAAAACAAATGATTTTCTAGTAGAAATGTATGTAGGACTATTAGTTACTGGTAAAAAGACTATTGAACAAGTACCTAACTATGGTAATTTACGTGTAGTAGTGCAATCGGAAGTTGATAGAATTAATAGAGAGTGGGAAGAAAAAGAAAAAGCTAAAAGAGAAGAACTAGAAAGAATAGAAAAAGAAAGAGAAGGACATGCTGAATAGCATGTTCTTTTTTATGAGGTAGTCAATGGAAAACTTTATATGGCAATTTATATTGCAACTTTTTACAGTTGCTATCATACCATTAGTAAAGATATGGTTCGATAACAGCAATAAACAAATGACAAAACAGTTTGAACAGCTAAATAAGGAAGTAAAGAGTACTCAAGATAAGGTAGATGAAGTTACACAAATTGGACTACAAAATAGAGCATCTAACAAAAGCATTATTTCATATCGACTTCATGAGAGTTTTGGAGAAGCAATAAAGCGAGGATATACAACTGTTGAAGACTATGAAGAATTAAGTGCATTATATGCTAGTTATAAAGATATAGGTGGGAACGGGAAAATAGAAGCGTTATATAAACGTTTTAGAAATCTACCTATAAATAAACAAGATGAATAGGAGGTGTAAAGATGAAAAAAATAGTAAGAACAAGTTTAGTAAATACACCGAATAGACGTGGTATTAAAGACTTGAATATTCAGTTTTATTCACATGATAAGAATAACGCTGGCTTTGAGTTTGTAATTAAAAATGAAACTGATTTATCTGAATACACAGCTAAAGTATTATTTCATTTTGTTTTTTCTGACTCAACATGGGAAAGTGCAGGAACTATAGAAGGGAATGTAGTTAAAGCTACTTTTAATACTGATTTAATAGCTAGATGTGAAGAAGTATTAGGTTTCTTATTCTTAGATAGTGAGAGTAACTCATTAGACGTATTTAAATTCAAGTTCAATGTAGTGTTATCAGAAATAGATAAGAATGAAGTTGAGAAAAGAAAAATCAAGCATGTTGCAGATATTGAAGCATTAGAACTAGTGACACGTTCTGAATTAAGAGAAGAACTAGCTAAAATACAAGTTACTGGTGGAGTAGGTTTAAGTGGTTATTTAACTACTAAAGTTGCAGAAGAAACTTATGCTAAAAAGACTGATTTACCTACACCATATAATGATAGTGCATTAGCAGAACGTGTAACTAATCTTGAGAATAAAACTGATAAAGATACAGTATATAACGATACAGAGGTTAAAGAACGTTTGACTACTCTTGAAAACAAACCTCCTGTAGACTTAACTAATTATGCTTTAAAATCAGAAATACCTGCACCATATAATGATAGTGCATTAGTCCAAAAAATTGGACAATTAGAAGCTAGAGTTGATAAGGATACAGTATATGATGATACAGCTTTAAAAGAGCGAGTAACAGCACTAGAAAGCAAAGCTATTGAAGGTGGAGCTTATGATGATACTCATTTAAGAGAGAGATTAGATACACTAGAAGCAAAACAGGATAAAGATACAGTATATGATGACACTGATTTAAAAAATCGTGTAGTAGCTTTAGAGAGTAAACCAGCTATTGATACTTCAAACTTTGTTACTAACTCAACATTAGAAGAAAAACATTTTGTTACTAATGAACAAATTTCTTCTACTTATGCAACAAAATCTGAAATACCACAACCCTATAACGATATTGAATTAGTTAAACGTATAACTGTATTAGAGAATAGACAAGATAACGATACTGTATATGATGATGCAGAACTAAAAAGACGTGTAACAGCATTAGAAGAAAAACCTAGTGTTGACACGTCTGATTTTGTTACTAAAAAAGAACTACAGGACGCAACAGAGATTGATTATTCAAATATCGTTACTACTGATGAATTAGAGCCTTATGCTAAAAAATCAGAACTTCCTGCACCATATAACGATAGTGCTTTAGTAAGTCGTGTTAGTGCTTTAGAGAATAAGCAAGATAAAGATACAGTTTATGATGATACAAAAGTCAAAGAACGTTTAACAGTTTTAGAAAGTAAACCTACAGTAGAAACAACAAATTTTGTAACTAAAAGTGAGTTAAATACGTTAAGACCATTACCAACTTTAACTATTAACAATAACATGTTGAGTATTAGTGGTGGAAATAGTGTTACCTTACCAACTAATCAATGGGAAATACATGGAACAGGAATACCGAACGGTGTAGTAGAAGCTGAATTAGGAACAACTTATGTAGATAAGAATAAAACCAACGGAGCTTTAAAATGGATAAAAACTACTAACAGTGGAAATCAAGGTTGGGAAGTGCTGATAGGTGATACTGGTTGGAGAACACTTAACTCAACTTCAAAATTAAAAGTTGGTGACAGAACTTCTTACATTAAGATAAGACGTGTTAACAATTTAGTAACTTATCAATTTGGAGGACTTCAGTGGGGATGGTTCGGAATAATTAGACGTAATGGAGCGGGATTTGTAAAACACAATAGTAGCGGTGATAAAGGTGTTAAAGTTACTTATCCTAACGGTATTCCCGAAGGTTTTAGAAGCGAAAGTTCGCTTGTAGGACCAATTTATGACGATAAGGGTAGACCTTATGGTATTTGGTATTTAGGTGGTAAATCTGACTTAAATTTCATTCAATTCACATTTAACGAAGCCATCCCAACTGACCGAGATATAGGAGATATACGAGTAAGTGCTATATCTTACTTAACAGAAGAACCGTGGCCTACACAATTACCATAAGAAAGGAGGTGAAATATATGGAACAATTACAACCTATTTTAATTACAGCAATAGTATTTGCACTTAACTTACTAGGTAAGTTTTTGAAGGAATGGAAAGTATTTCCTACTGAATTAATACCACAAGCACTAGGAGTGCTTGGTGCTTTAGTAGGAATTGTATTGTTTAAGGATGCTAATGCAGTCTTATTAGGACTGGGAGCAGTTGGTGTACACCAAGTCTATAAACAATCAAAAAATGAAGATGTAACAGAAATTAAAAAAGAAATTGAAAATGGAAAAAATGGTTAAAATTTCCATTTTCAACTAACAGTTACTTACCAAAATGGAAAAAATAGCTAAAATTTCCATTTTAAAATTTAACAAACGGAGGATATAATAAATGGTAACAGTAGTAGAAATTATTAACGAATCAAAAAGAATTGCAAACTTAGGTATTGGAGTAGACCAAGACGGAGTGTATGGTACACAATGTGTTGATTTACCTAACTACTTATCAAGTAAATACTTTGGCAAAGCCTTATGGGGTAATGCTATCGATTTACTAAATAGTGCAGCTGGACTAGGATATAAAGTAGAATATAATGAAGTAGGAAACTTAGATAGTAAACCACGAGCTGGAGCTATTTTTGTAATGGACACAACATATATCTATGGACATCCTTTTGGACACACTGGACAAGTTATTGAAGATAGTGATGGTTACACTATGAAGACTATCGAACAAAATGTTGATGGTAATGCAGATGCATTATATGTAGGTGGACCAGCACGATATATGGAACGTAACTTTGATGGTATTGTAGGTTGGTTCTACTATCCTACAGATGACAACGAAGTAGTGGAAGAAAACTCTGATTTAATCTCACTACCTGAAGTTCGTACATATACTGTAGGAGTAGACAAACTGAACATCAGAAACGCTCCTTCAACAGATGCAGAAATCGTAGGAACTTATGAAAAAGGAGATGAGTTCAACTATATGGAGTTCTGTAATGCGAACGGATATGAATGGTTATCATACGTATCTTATAGTGGAGAAAGACGTTACGTAGCTTCTATGGACTTAGAAACTTTTGAAACTCATGGAACATGGAAAAGAAAATAATTGATTATTCATATTAAATATGGTATTATTAAAAAATAATAAAATAATACATTACTAATAAGAATAAATATTTTTTTCCCTAAATACCCTCTATCATTTTGGTAGGGGGTATTTTTTTATGCATAAAAATATGTTAAAATATACAAGAGGTGGATATGATGAACAAGTATTATTTAAATGATTATGGCAATATAAGAATGAAAGAGTTTCTATTAAGGAACGGAGATATTAAACAAGATGAACAAGGTATATACGTAGTAGATACAGAAGACTATCAGGATTTTCAAGAGCAGTTTGATAGTTTAGAGTATTTTAAATCTGTACAAGAATTTGTACAGGCATTTGATTTAGAGTATATGTTATCTAAAGGAAACTATGTTTACTATGTAAGAGTAGTGGAGGATGATGGCAACAATGTATTTAGTTTAATATATGAAAGTCAAGATAGTTCTGACAATGTGACTATGGAAGATGTAGTAGAAATTACACACGGAGATATTTTAAACGAGAACCTTGACTTATAAAAAGCAGGAATGATATAATATAATTATTCTAATAGATTAACCATTAAATTTTTATTTTTTTCTTACGAGAAAAGAAATGTTAAAAAAGACGTTAGCACTACTTCTACAGCTCCCTATATTAGTGCTAACGTTCTTTTTTTATTTTATAATTAAATAACATTCCTACACATTCTTCTGAATATTTCTACATTTATTACACAAGGGTCTAACTACAATATTAGTAATGAAATTAAACTTACTATAGGTACTTATATTTTTATTTTAATTATTGTTAATGGCTTATTCAAATTAAAAAATTCTGCGGATTTTATGTATACAGTATATACAATAATCTTTAAAATAATAGCTTTCATAAGTTTTATTTGTATCATACCTGCCTACTTTTTCGGAAAACTACCAATTGATTGGATGTATATTATGATAACTGTTCCGATTGTAAGTAGTGTTAGAGTATTAAAGAAAGTTAGTGCTACAAGATCTGCAAAACTTCTATTTTATCCAATGACATTTTGTTATTTAGTATACACTCAACCACGAGTGATTAATACTCCTATTTTAGAGGAACAAAATATATTGTTGTATGTTTCAGGAGTATTGGCAATATTAATAATAGTCATAAGTAAACTAAGAGAAAAAATCAAATAATATTAATATTAGTCCCTTTCTATATTGATAAGAAAGGGATTAATAATTTTATATCCAATATATTTATATAGCGTAAAGTGGTTTTGATTTTATTTGACTATTATTTGTGTTAAAATATAATATGATTAATATTAGGAGGCGATGAT